CATGGAAGAACTGCCAACAGATTATACTGCTGGTGTAGACTTCCGTCTTAACAAAACTTCAAAAGGCGGCTACGCAGACTATTCAACATCTAACTGGGCACGTAGAGAGCGTCCACTTTCAGATGTCGAAATGAAAGCAATCGAAACCAATGGATTGTATAATCTAAATGACTTCCTTCCTAAGAAGCCAGGTGAAGTTGAAGTAAAAGTTATGCAAGAAATGTTTGAAGCATCAGTAGATGGTGAAGCATTTGATGCTGATCGTTGGGGTCAATATTTCCGTCCAGCGGGAATGGCGGCTAGAACAGGTGATCCAAATACACCTAAAGCATCTACTCCAGCACCAGCACCAGCGCCTGCGGCAAGTCCTGCTCCAGTAGCAGAAACTGCTCCAGAGCCAACTCCAGCACCAGCGGCTGAAGCGGCACCAGCAGGTGGTGATAACAAAGCCGAAGACATTCTTTCAATGATTCGTGCTAGACAGAACAACAACTAATATATATAGTGGGGGAGCAATCCCCCACTAAGGCTTAACAAGGAGAAACTATGGCAAAGGCATTTGATCCGACTAAGTTTCGGACACAACTAACTAAATCTATTACAGGCATGAGTGCTGGATTTAATGATCCTACAGATTGGATCTCAACTGGTAACTATGCTTTAAACTATCTTATTTCCGGCGACTTTAACAAAGGTGTACCACTAGGCAAAGTAAGTGTATTTGCTGGTGAAAGTGGCGCAGGTAAATCTTATATTTGTGCTGGTAACATTGTAAAAGCGGCACAAGATCAAGATATCTTTGTAGTCCTTATTGACTCTGAAAACGCACTTGACGAGCAATGGCTACAAGCACTTGATGTAGACACAAGTGAAGACAAACTTCTTAAACTTAATATGTCAATGATTGATGACGTAGCTAAAACTATTAGTACGTTTATGTCAGACTATAAAGCAATGAATGAAGAAGAACGTCCTAAAGTATTGTTTGTTATTGATAGTTTAGGTATGTTACTTACACCTACAGACGTTGATCAGTTTAACAAAGGTGATATGAAAGGTGATATGGGTAGAAAGCCTAAGGCACTTACATCACTTGTGCGTAACACAGTTAACATGATTGGTTCACACAACGTAGGACTTGTATGTACTAACCATACATACGCATCGCAAGATATGTTTGATCCAGATGATAAGATTTCAGGTGGTCAAGGCTTTATCTATGCGTCATCTATTGTAGTAGCAATGAAAAAATTGAAACTAAAGGAAGATGATGACGGTAACAAGATTAGCGATGTACGTGGTATCCGTGCTGGCTGTAAAGTAATGAAAACACGTTACGCAAAACCGTTTGAAGGTGTACAAGTAAAGATTCCATATGAAACAGGTATGAATCCTTACAGTGGACTTGTAGAACTGTTTGAGAAAAAAGGTGTTATTGAAAAGAGTGGTAACAGACTCAAGTATGTAACAACTGAAGGCGAAGAACTTTTAGAATATCGTAAAAACTGGACTGGAGCACTTCTTGATCGTGTTATGTCAGATTACCTAGAAAAAGAAAATTCTGTGGTAAATATCGACGAGGTAACAGACACCGAAGAAGCACAAGAACAGGAGTAACGTTAATGGACGCAAGCCTAATTGTAGATATGTGGACAACATTCAAAGAATCAATTGATAAGAAAAATATTGAAACAGTAGCAGAACGTTTTGTAGATACATGTGCTGACTATGGCGCAGATGATGTACATTTTAGAGATGCTATGGGATCATGCGATATCTTAGATGCGGCAATTTCATACTACTTAGACATAGACGAGGACATTGATTACGACGAAGAACCAGATGACGATGTATGGGATGATTAATTATGGGTTGGTACTCTGAAGTAGCGAGAGACATAAGTAAGATTCCTGATGCTATAAGTTACTTTGAAAGTCAACTTATTGAAGCAAAGAACGAAGTTAAACTCAGAGGCAATGTCGAAAAGGCAGCCTCTGAGCTTCCTGGTGTTGTTGAACATAGATTCAATCAGCTTCAAGAAATCGAAGCAATACTAAACTACATGAACATTGAGTGTAGACGTTTACGCAGTTCATATTTCAAAAAATATCTTGAAAACTATCAAAGAGCATTATCTAGTAGAGACGTTGAAAAATACGTTGACGGCGAAGCTGACGTAGTTGACTACGAAAAGATTATTAATGAATTTGCCTTGCTAAGAAACAAATGGTTAGGACTGCTGAAAGGTCTTGATCAAAAGCAATGGCAGATTACTAATGTAGTCAAGCTAAGAGTAGCCGGAATGGAAGATGCGGCAGTATAAGTTTCAAGTACCTATTAATTCAAAAAGATTACGAGGACAATTATTTCAATATCTTTACAAACACTGCGATGTAAAGACTGTAGAACGTCCAGAAGATATAGAGCAAGATAGATATCTTGCGTTTAGCCATCCATTTGACGATTGGGTGTTTGATGCTATAAAAAGTACAAATATAAATTTCTTCCATATTGATAATGGTTACATAGGTAACCATAATTACAAAACACCTTGGTACTATCGTATTAGTTACAATAGTTTACAAAACACAGTAGTAAAAACTCCTCCATATTCTAGAAAACATTTGTTAGAAATAGACAGCAGAGTGTGGGCTGATTGGAACGCTGAAGGCTCGTACAATTTGCTTGTAATGCCTAATCAAAGTAACATATTCAAATACTTGGGAAAGGATTACAACACCTGGAGACGTGATACGGTTAAATACTATGAAGGTTTGAGAGTCCCTGTGAAAATCAGAGAAAAGGAAGGTAAACGTAAGGCAAGATTTAACACTATACTTCCGCTTATGCGTGATGCTAAGTTAGTAATAACACATCACAGTATGGCCGCAGTAGAAGCCTTATGTTTAGGAAAGCCTATTCAAATCCTTGGACAAAGTGCTGTAGAGCATTGGCAAGGACAGTCTGATTTTGATAGAACACCTATGCTTGAACATATTGCTTGGAGTCAATACAATAGAGATGAATTTCAAGATGGAACAGCATGGCAATGTACTTTCAAGTATCAGGTAGGAATAGATGTATAAAAATATAGACGGATGGTTAACTACATCACATGATATTTGTTTGAAGAGCGCAAAGAAACAAGGTGGAGGTAAGATAGAAGAATACCAAAACTGGGAACTTAATTGTGCTATGAGCTATTGTGCTAGTTTGAGGGTAGCAGTTGACGTAGGTGCCCATGTAGGCATCACTGCTTATCAAATGTCACGCTCTTTTGAACACGTACATGCCTTTGAAATTAATCCGCCAATCTACGACTGCTTACAAAAAAATTTAGCAAATAAAAAAGTACTAAATGTTACTACATATCCTGTTGGGTTAGGAAGAGAAGAAGAAACTGTACAAGTAAACACAACTAACAAAAGTTTTGGAACACATGTACGTCCTAACAGTAGAGGTACAGGTGAATGTACAGTCAAACCATTAGATAGTTACAATTTAAGAGACGTTGATTTTATAAAGATAGATGCGGAGGGTTATGAACCTTTTGTTGCTATGGGTGGTATCGACACTATTGAAAGATGTAAGCCTATTATACTTTATGAAAGAAAAGATCACCCAGCACGTTACGGATATACAAAAGAAAGTATTAGAGAAGTATTAATGCCACTAGGCTATAGACTAATCCGTAAAGTTGGCCAGGGAGAAAAGAACGCAATATTAGGTTATAGACCAGGGATGGCTCCAGATGTTTAAACTACCAAAGTTACAAGGACACAGTGTTCCAGACAACGAAAAGTGTATTGTATACTTTAGTTGTGACTATGATTATTTTGATAGACACGGATTCGCACTACAGCAAAGTATTAACAATACAGTAAGTTGGATACACGTTCATTGTCATATTATCAATGAAGGTAATATGGATACAACTGTGCTTGATAGATTACAACAACTGTTTAAGTTTACATATAGTTACGAAAATGTAGATGAACAATTTTATATCGACATGCCTAAAAATAATAGTAAAATGAAAGAAGGCTTTGACATATTTAAAACAAGAGATGTTAATTATATTGCTAGACGCACATATCTAGCAAGTGTAAGATTCATGCGTTTCAAAGAATTGTTTACACGTAGAGATCAAAACATTTTACAAATAGATTGTGATAGTATTTTACGCAATGGATTCCATAGAAATGATTTTGAACAACTTACCATGTTGCCTGCTGTTATGCCCAAGCCTAAAGATAAAGGTGTGTACATAGCAAGTGCACTAAGTGTAGGCACAGGCGATGATGGAATTAGGTTTAGACAAGAGTTTTCCGACGCCATGATAAAAGGATTTGAAAATGGTTGTTATTGGTTTATTGATCAAGACATTTTGAAAAGTGTAGCAAACAACTGGGCAAATAATGGCAATCCGTTAACGTTTATTGGATATAAATGGAATGCTTGGGGACTCAAGCGTGATGAAATATTCAGTACAGGAAAAGGTAAAAAGAAAAACGACATAAGATATCTAAAAGCTCAATATAGGTGGTTACCAAAACATTGGAAAGAAAAATTACGTAAAGAGGTACAAGGATTTTGAAAGGTTACATTGTATACTTGCCTGAATATAAAAGCAGTGTCGATATGGCAAAGCGAGCATTATCTAGTGGGCAAAAATATCAATGGGATTTAGAACTATATGAAGGTGTAAACGGAACTAAGCAAGGACTTAAACATTTTGGATTATTACCAACCTTACAAAGCAAAAAGGCAAACAAGTTAATGAAGTTGCCAGGTGTACAAGGTTGTTTTCTTAGCCAATACTTACTATGGAAAAAATGTTACGAAACAAATGAGACAATGTGTATATTTGAACATGATGTAATTTTTAAAAAACCAATGGGCAAATACAAAGATGTTGATGTATACAAATTTGAAGGATTTAGAAAAGCAAAACCTATTCCAGCAGGTAATTGGTATGAAGGTGCTAGAGCGTACAAGATTACGCCAGCAGGTGCCAAGAAGATAATTGATTGGGTTCATACAAATGGTGCTATGCCTGCGGATTGGATGTTGTGTGATGGTATTGTAGATATGGAATTTGATAAAGAACAAAAAGTAACTTATGAATCAAAAGAAAGTTATACAAAGGATCTAGCATGAGAAGAATGATTTATCAAGTTGCTGTTGGTAAGCAAAGCAAGTTATATCAACATTGTATTAGTAGTGTAAAAAATTACTGTAACAAATACAATATACAACACATTGTACAAACAGAACCTATACTTAAAATTAGACCAGATCTAGAACGTACAGGCAGAAGCAAAGAAGCAGTAGAACGTTTAGGTTACTTGCCGATATATGAAAAAGAAAATGCGTTTTCACATATTGACAATTTTGATCAAATAGCAATAGTTGATAGTGACATTTATATTAGACCAGATGCTCCAAATATATTTGATGACTTGTCACAAGAGTTTGCCTTTGGTGCTGTAGCTGAACGTGAACTACCGTGTGCTAAAAAATATAAAAGTAAAATACGTAAGTATAGCAAAAGCGCATTTAGTAATCTTAAAGATGTAGATTGGAAATGGGGAGAACTTGGAGCAGAGTTTTACAACATGGGACTTATGGTTATTAACTGTGCTAAGTTTAAACCTTACCTACGTAATCAAACACCAAAAGAATTTATACAAAGAACCGAATTCAAAGATTTTGTAGACGGAGTAGGTTTTTACAAATGGTCTACAGATCAAATGTTACTAAACTGGTGGGTAAAGAAAGAAAATATTCCAACAAAAAATATGGACTGGAGATGGAATGGACTATATAAAGGTATAGATGACAAGCGTTTACCAGAAGCATATTTTGTACACTTTTTTCTTAAGGACTTGTTACCTGAAAGAGGAGAAAATGTACCAGCATTAATGAAAGCAATACAATGAAAAAATTATTCATACATATTCCAAAAAACGGCGGCATGACGATTAGGCACAGTGATGTGCTTAAAAAACATATAATGATTGTAAAAAAAGACAAACTTATTTCACCTGAGTATTTGGGAAATCTAAAAAGACACATGAAAAACTTAGGAGATCATCATGGTATTGAACATGCTAGATGGAGAGATTGTGCTAATTGGGTAAGGAATCATGAAGCATTTTGTTTGATTAGAAATCCATGGAGTAAGGTAAGCAGTAGATATCAATGGGCTAAGGCTTGTATAGAATCAGGTGTAAGTCCACAAGGGTATGCTGATGTAAGTAGCCTTGAGGCATTCTTAGAAGAAAGACACAAGTATGGTAAAATGGAATATACGTGGCACAGGGCAATTAGAGGTTGGTATCAACAGTT